TAAAAGTTCTTTTTTAGTAAGTTTTTTCTTACGATTGTACATTAGTGATTTTTTACCAATGTATTTTTTTCCGGTTGGAATATGAGTTGTTTGATAAATAAATCCGAACACTCCTTCAGGAAGGTCAGAAATTTCGTTTATTTGTTTGTCTAAGAAATACCACATAACCCTTAATGTACAAAAAATATTTTAGGTATCCCAACGAACTATGAAAGTCATATCAGTTTTGTCTGATTTTCTTATAGGTTGTCCTAATTTACCCACAACTAATAATTCATTATCTTCATTATATAAACCAATTGTAGTAACGTAAGGTTGAAAATGTGAACTGGTTGTAAAAGGAGATATTTTATAAGGGTTTGAATCTGTTTGGTCTAGAGCGGTTGAATTTGTTGAGGTATTGAATTCATGTTCTTGAACTGTACATTGGAATTCATTTTCATATATTAAGTGGGTACCTTGGAATTGGATATCATTAATAATACCACCACCCGCTGATCCAGATAATATACTATGGTATTTAGGGTGTGTTATGGTAACTAACCCACTTTCATAAAATATATTTCCTATGTAAGGTGAAGCATTTACACTTTCAGATATATTAGCTATTTGGGTTTCATTCCAGGATCTAGTCCATATATTTATATTACTAATATCTCCATTAAAATATTTTATGGTATTACTAGTTCCATCTATTGTTGTAGGAATTCCTTTAGACCCTATATATAAATTGGCTTTATTTCGAGTAGAACTTTTTAAATTAGAAGTACTAGAAGCTATTTTAGTCCCATCAAACCATAATTCCATTACAGAAGAGGATAATTGACATTCTATATGGGAAGTTCTCATATGATTATCACTAGATGTTATAATACCACTTATAGTATCTGTTTGATTACCATCTGATCTTGAAAAATACAAAGATTGACTTTGCATATAAATTTCATACGGAAATTGAGGGCTTGGGGTTTCTATATCTACTGATGTAGAACCACTAGATACTATAGTTTCTGTTCCACTTTTTGCTATTATATATCGTTTTTCTGTAGATGATGCGTTAGGTGGGGAGGGTTTTATATAAAAAGATATAGAAAAATCTTGATTTGTATTAAAATTAAATTTTTCTTGGTGAGGAACTTTTATAAAAGAATTAATAGCACTATTTAAATTGATTGCGGGGAATTTATGTTCAGTTGAACCTAATTCACTTTTTTTAAAAGTTACATTATTATAGTAAATTTCATTTAAAAAATAACTATCATCAATATCTTGGGGGTAATATTCTCTAGGAAATTTATTTGTAGTAGTATATGATGAGGAGGCATCAGTATTACTAAGACCTCTTCTATAGAATTTTTTAGTAATAATAGGATGACCATCTATGTAATCTCCTCCTATAACTTCTACATAATCTGTATCGTGGACGGTTAAATCGTATTTTTTGAAACCTTGGATGGGGTCTAACCTAAAAACATTTTCTTGAACATCATTAGGGTAAGTAGTTACATCAGTGTTCTCTATTATTAAATTACCTTTAGAGTCATCTACTAATTGGTATGCGCTTGAACTTAAATAAAAAGAAGATTTTTTTATTTGGTAACCATATAATCCCGAGGGAATAGATAATATATTATTTTTTTCATATAAATCCCTTCTATTATCTAAAAAGTCAATAAGATCTTTTTTAGTACCTATTTGTTGGGTATAATTTCTATAAAATAGATGGTCTGCTTGGTTATATTTTATAATATTTTTAGAATCACCCCCATAGGCTGAACTTGCAGAACTATATAAAGAAATAGACTCTGAGGTATAGCTAGTATTATAATGAGCTAATTGATTAGATGCAGCAGAAGCGGATGTAAAAATATAATGTTTATGAGCATTAAAGGGGACTATTGCAAAATCTTGTGCAGAGAATTTTTTGTAAGTATATGATAAACCCATTTAAATGACATTTTAGTAGTCTAATTTTACCCTAATAAGAGCTTCTTTTGTAAAATCTTTAGTAACTGGTTGGCTTAATTTAGCAACACCCATTAATTCAAAAGCATCATTATATAAACCAACTGTTGTTATAAATACTTTTGGGTTTAATTTCATAGATTCAAATCTAATATTATTTGAACTATCTACAAAAGATTCATTATTAGTATAATTAAATTGATTATTTCTTGCTCTTACAAAATAAAATTGTGAATTTATTTCTTCTGTAGTGTCAACTATAAAATGTCCTGATTCCGAGATTCCATTAAGTAATCTTTGGTGATTTTTACCTGCTGTATTTGAAGTTACAGTGGGAGCTAAAGTTGATCCACTAAAGGCACCTGCATTTAAAATTATTAATCCAGCTTGTGGGTAAAAATTACCGTAGTTAGTAGCTTCACCCCCAACTGTTAATTGGTTAGTTACTGAGCCACTTAATACACCATTAGACCCTGATACTATTCTAAATACAGGCCCTAAATTTGAATCTGCAAATTGACCATTTGTAACACTATCATCTGTAAGGTGGATTGTTTGTTGAGCAGTTACTCCTACTGAGGTACCCGAAATATGGAGATTTAAAGAACCTAAAGTAAGTCTTTGCTTATATCTTGATCTATCAATATTAATTACAAAAATATCATCTGGAGTGTGATTACCAAATTTAAAGTTAGTAGTATCATTATTATAATGTAATTGTCGATATTGGTTATAAATTACTTTAGAGGCACCTATCCCAAACGAACCTGTATCGTTAGTAAAATCAAGTGAACCTGATCCATTTTTATGACCATATGCTATTGCGTATTGAACTTCAGCTGAAGTTGAAGAAGTAGCTTCATTATATACTTCAATAAAAAATTGTCCTGAACTAGTAGCTGTAGAAAAATTTGCTTGGGCTGAAGCTGTGTGGACTACTTGTAAATTATTAGTATTATTAGTCCATGTTGAGGTTACTAGTTCTTGAGCTTGTCTAGTAACTATATCATTATCTCCAAATCTTGTATACATTATATTTTATTTTTAATTTGTTTTATTAATAGTAAGAGAGATTGTTTTTATAGCTCCTGAAGTTACACCCTCTACAATTATACTTGTTGTTCTTGAGGTAACAGTTGAGCTAAATAAAGCATTGGCTACAGTAGGTAATACTGATAGTGCTCCTCCTCTTACTGAAAGTGATTGTTCTATAGTACTAAATTCAGCTATATCTGATGCACTTGCTGTAGCGGTACCACCTGTACCTACAAAATCATCTACTAATCTACTATCTAATACAGTAAATATATATTCTTCTGAAGCTGCTACGTTAGTACCCGTAAGGTTGAAAGTTGATGGGGTTACTTGGAAGCTTTGTCCTTGATTAACACTAATTGTAGCATTTGTTACTTGAATATATGGTATAGCGTTAGCTCCTCTAGTTAAAGTAATTAACTTTGAGTTCATCATGTTAGCTCCATTAGGAATAGCTTCAATTAAGGGCATGTTTTCAATTGCTTCTGCTGAGTACTGAGTACCATTTGGGTGATTTTCATTAAATAATGAATAATCAATTTCATCATCACCCAAAGCGAATTGTGTTATTTTAAAAGAACCATCATTTCTTGACAGTAATTCACGACCTCTTTTTGTTAGTATCGCATCTACAGTTATTGAACTATTATCTAAGTATCCCATTGTTGTTGTATTTTGTTATAAATATATGTTTTTTTAAAAAAGTGCAAATTATTCTAAATTTCCTGGTGGTGTACTATTATTTGAATTTTGTAAGGTTGAATTTGGGTTGTTTATTATACCTGCTTGAGTCAAATAATATTCAATATTAAATGCTATTTGTGAGTCTGAATCTTGGGGGATTATGACTAATCCTTTTTCTCCTATTCCATCAAATAATTCTGCCTCTTTATCTAAATCTAAAATTAAGGTATGGTCTTTATCTAAAAATGATACTTCATAATTAAAGGATCCTGAGTAGAAATTATTGGATGCCATGCTTGAGGATAATGAATTACCATATTGAGTCGAACTAGCGGATTGGGCACCTTCATATCCTATAACCCCTAAAGCTCCTCCTTGTACAATACAATTAATTTCAAACCTATCTGAAGTTACACCGGGATATAATAAATCACCAGAAATATCATTTGTATCATAAGTAGGATTACATCCATTTATACCACTTGAAGCTGTTGATTGTATATGGCTATTAACTATTGCATCTTCAAATTTATTTAATTTAGATAAAAACCTATCATCATTTCTACCCTTAAAAACAAATTCATGGTTTGTAGGGAGTCCTGCATTACATGAACCCCCCTGTTCTATCATTAAATTTCCTATATTTTGGTCTATTTCAAATGTACTAATACTTCTTTCATCATAAAAACCAGGAGCAAAATCTTTAGTACCTTCAAAAAAAGTTACATGTAACTCAGTTTTTTCTTGCTGTGTTAAAGTATTATCAGCTATATTATTTGTAAGAAAATTTAGGGTATTTAACCCTAAAAATTTACTAGCTGATCCTAATGAAGATCCTCCTAGTAAAATAGCATCATCTGCTGAATCCCCATTTTGGTGTTTAATTAATCCAAAACTACCTGAATAATATTGGGAAGTAAATTTATTTTCTATAATAGAAGAAGATATAAATAATGGACCTATTCTGGATTGTTTAAGTGAGTTATGACCGCTAGTTCCTTCAGAATCACCACTAAACATTTCTATCAAACCATACCTAAATCTTAAATCATTTGGTTGGGTTATAGTAGCATCAATAGCATTTAGGGATCCAGTTATTACAAAATTATCTCTAAAAGAACTTGATTGATATAAATACATTGAGTTATTTTCAGTAAGTGTATCGGTTTGGCTAGAACCTGAAAATTCTCCTGCATAATTAAAATCAAAAGATTTTAGAAGATAACCTTTATTCATTTTAACCCTATGATGTCCTTTTAAATTTGTTTGAATTGATTCATCTATAACTTTTACAAAAGCTTTTTTACCTGTAGGGAAGTCATTTGTTATAAATCTATGGAATTCATTAAAGGGTTCTGTAGTTTTATCTAATATTTGAATTGTATTATCTTGGGGATTAACTATTAAAATTTTATTAATTCCAACATAAGAATGATTTTTTATTGTAGCAAATTGTTCATCTTCTGTACCTCCTATAACTGTGTTAGCTATATAAATAGCAGTTGATTGGTTAGTAAGAACAGGTAATGTTTGGTAACTTTCATCTCCTGCAGTAAATTTATTTATTTGGGCTGCTGTAAGTTTTGATCCTTCGTATCTTGAATTTTTCCATGCTTTTTGATCTACTAAGGCATCATCAAATTCTGCTGTTAGTTGTCTTCCACTAAAACTATGTGAAACTGATCCTAAGGGTCCGGGGGATATATAATTTTCGTTGTAAGGCATGTTTAACTATTTAAATGAAACTCAGTATATTTATAATACTTATTAGATTTTCTTCCTGATGGTACATTTCCTAATAAAACAGACGATTCGTGTGCTATGTAATTTGAAGGTTTAGTACCAGTGTAAGGTTTAATGGGTGCTTGGGATGATTGGTTATTTTCTCTATTAGGGTCTTTTCCAAAAGGATCTAAATGATCATCATAAATATGAATTGTACCATTAGTACCTTTATCTAATCTTTTACCTTTGCTCGAAGTAGTAAAAGATAAATTATCTACACTAACTACACTAGAATCATTTAAAGAATAAATAGAGCCACTATAATAATTTAAATTAATAGAGGTTTCAATATTTTGATGTGTACCAGGTATAGTTGTTTGGGCATCAGATCTTACAGGTAGTGTTCTTTGGAATTTAGTTCTTTCTAAATGGTGGGGTTCTACTACTAATCCTGTTTTTAGATTGGTTCTAAAAGGTACAAATTGTTCTATTATTTTAAATAATGTGTGATCTATATATTGGATTTGTTTTATATAGTCTAGGTAATTGTATCTTCTTTTAACTCTTTTAAAGTATGTATCTTTTATAGATTTTAAGTCTCCATAATTTGAAGATGTTTGGGCTGAAGGTAAGGGAGAACCTATATAATCATCTAATCTAAATGAACCTAGTTGATAAATTATATCTTCATTTATTTCATTAGTGGGTGAAAAGAATATTCCTAAATCTTCAAAATCTTGTGGTTGCCTATCTAATGTAGATGTTTCGAATTTCTTGAAGGGTGATAATATATTTTCATTAACAGTTCCTGTATCTATTCTAACTTTTTCACTTGTTGTTGAAATACCTACAGTATCGGGAGTAGGTAAATAATGGAATTCTAATATTTCTTCCCATGTTTGAGAAGCCATAGAACTTGATACCCCACCTTCCATACCCAAGAAGGGTACATCTATGTTAGGGTGAAAACTAGAGCTATTTTCTTGATCATTACTACCTAAAGGTAATCTAAGAATTAAATTTTCATAAGAAGAAGAAATATTATTACCCCCATACATAAATGGTTCAAGGGCGTGTTTTTTAAGAGTAGTAGTGTTTAAATTTTCTCCTAGATATATTCTAATTTCTTGCATTGAACCAGAATATCTTAAACCATCAATATTATTAAAATTTGCGAGTGTATTAGCAGGAATACCCCCAAAGAAAGCATCTTTAGCTCCTTTATGGTTAAGACCCCAACAAAACTGGTAATTAGATGTAGTAGAAGAAGTAGTGAAAGAGGATATATGCTGATTAAAATTGGCTTGATAAGCCCCAAATGTTATTTCAGCTTCGTTTGATGGGTTTTTATTTGCGTTTATAAATACATTCCAAAAATCGCCATTAAAAATAGGAAAATATGGAGTTACTTCAACATCACTTCCCGCTCTGTGTAATGCTATTCTTCCATATTGAGTTGAATCATTAGAAGAAGAAATATCATTGCCTATATAAGGTTGTAATATTAGAGATTGATCATTAGCTGGTGCATAATTGGACCCATCAGTTGAAGAACCAGATAGTGTAAGTAAATGTTGGTTATCTCCTAATCTATAGGGTTTAATTCTAAATTCAATTGTTTCTTTTCCTTGTTGAGTAGTAGTAAAATAAGTATCTGCTAATGCTGATGAAAAGTTTGTTTTTATAAAAAACCCGTCAGTACCTGAATCACCTTTTAAGGCTAAACTAGCTTTTTCGTATTTAAAAGTTTTATAATAATCGGATAAATCTAAATCTTTTAAACGTCCTGAGGTAGTAGTAGAACCTCCATATTCTTTTATACTTAAAATACTTGAAGGAATACCATAACAACTCATTAATGCCTTAATTCCTCTTTCTGTTCCTTTAGTTTTTAAAAGATAGGGTGCATTATGGTATAAACGTTTCCAAATTTCTTTTGTTATATCATTCTTAGGAATTGAACCTGCATTTGAGGCAGTTACTATAGTTTCAGAAGGGATACCTGATGAAGAATAAAAATTCTCTACATCATATTGATTACTACCTGTACCCTCTCCTAGAATATATTCTAAAAGATTAGAATTTTCAAATTGATCAAAAGCTTCTAACCCTAAACTTTTTAATTGGTAATAAACAAGATCTTTAGATATACCTAATGTGTGGTGAGAATTGTTTATTTTTGTTATATCATTTATATAAGACCATATAGTATCAAAATGTTGACCTACCATGTTTACAAAACTTATATACAGATTGTTTTCTGAGTTTTCTTTTATAAAAGTAGGAATAGTTTTTTCTAATGCATAAACATTTTGTTTATCAAATAAAGAAGCTGATAATAATTGACCCCCATAATTAGGATAGTCTGATCTATTATCTCCTAACCAGGTTTTAGCTTGGGATGAAGTAACAGAATATAAAGTATAAGGTCTAGTTGTGTTTTGTTTTGGCCACGAAAAAGCACCTGATTCAAAATATAAGAATTGTTCATATCCATCAAAACCTTTTATTAGGTTTTCCTTTTTATCATTGATAGTATTTCTAGCATATATTGTAGTAGCAGATGATGAGGCGTTTCCTGGGATACTTTGGTTAGTTGCTATTTGTCTATCATATAACTCTATTAATTCTAGTTTATACTTAAAGTTTTTTAAACGCTCTGAAGCATTACTAAAATGAACAAAATTGTCAAAATGATAGGGTATATCTATTCCCTGAAGATTTTCAGGTATAGGTCTTATATAATCATATTGAATATCTAAATCTAAACCTGGAGTTTCTAATTTACTTAATAAATGTTGATATGAAGATGTTACATTATAACTTAGTAATTCATTATAACTTTTAAAACCACTAGGAACAGAATTATTTTGTCTAATATCAATATGGAAATTTGGACCCCTTAAAGGAATTCCTGTGTCAACTAATTGTGGGTCTCCTAAGTCTATATCAATAAAAATAGGGTCTACTATTTCTTCGACAACTTTAAAAGGTGATTTAGTTGATATATTATTGGGTAAAGGATCTAGAGTTTTTAATAAAACTTCATGTCTAATAGATTCTTTATTTAATAATATATTAATACAAGGTATTAATAAATCACCCCCCAAATTAATTGAAAATTCTTTAAAATAAACAGATGACTCTATATCCGAAATAAAACCACTTACCGCATTGTCTAAAGTTGGATTAGTTACTGTGGGGGCGGTAGCTTTGATTTCTCTTTTACTTATAGATATTTCTTTTAATAAAAAAGGAAATTCTGAAGAATTAAAGATTTTATTTCTTAGTATATTTAATTTAATTCTAAATTGTCCTGTAATAAAATTTCTGTCTGTTAAAATTTTATTAGGGTCAATTTGTATATTATTAGAAGTGGTTTGTGGTTCTTCAAGAGTAAGAGAATAATCTTTAAAGTTTTCTTCTGAATATATTAATTGGTTATTGTTATTATATATGTGTAATTCTATATAATCATCAACTTTTCCAAAATTTCTATCTATAGTTTTAGATGAAAGGGTATCTAATACTAATGTGTCTTCTTGAGTTTCAGATATATTAGTAGACTGGTTTGTTTCTTCTTCTGGTAATTCAGTAGGAGTATTATTAACAACAACAGCAGGGCCACTTATATTATTACCTCCACCACCTCCTGAATATTGGTCAAATTGTATGTAGTTTTTAATCATACTCTGTTGTTTATATCTAATTCATTTAAACTTTGATCTATAACTCCCAACTGTGAAGAACCATATCTATTAAGATATAAAGTAATATTATCGGTTCCTGCGTCGGCTGGCGGTGTATAAATATCATCAAAAGTAAATATTGGTGGTCCTTCTTGTAAAGAATAGATTTGATCTATAAATATTATAAAATCTTGATCACTTATTTGGTTTGAATTAGTATTAATATTTTTACTAAGTCTGTTTTTTATACCTTTATATACTTCTATATTTTGGATAGGTCTTCTTTTTTTAGATTGAATATAAAAAATATTACCTTGTTGTACAGCTGCGGATGCATTATTTTTATAAATAGAATCAGCTATAACTTTTCCATTTTTAAGATAAGGATGTTCTTTTTCTATAGAATCTATTTGGTCTTTAATAAAATTTACTTCTTGTTTTAAAGTACTGATTTCTACATCTAGGGGATTTTTATACCCCCCTATATAATTCCCACTTACCCCCATGAATTTACTGAGAGTTTCTCTATCTATATTATAAAAGAATTTATTCAATAAATTAAAAAAATCTTTAGTAGTATATTTAGTCAAAATAAATTCAGTAAATTCTTCATCTAATTCTTCTAATGCTGTTCTTTTTCCATATAATTCTTTATTTAAATTTATATTATAAGGAAGTTTTTCTACTGAATATTCTATTTGGCTTGTGGGTTCTATAATAGGTAAGGTTGTAATCTCTATATCGGTAGTTGTTGCTTCTTGTGAAGGGTTTTTTAAAGACACAGGATTACCAAATGTATCTCTTGGTCCCTCATATTTAGAGACTTTAGAAGTTTGTGGTTTTTTAGATGTTTTAAATTTATAAGCCATTTATTTTTTATTACCAAGGTATCCAAGTATCCCATAAATATAGGGGATATCCCGCTCCATTGTAAGTTCCATTTTTAGTTCCTTTTTTATATCCTTCTGTTTGGAAACCATAACTTCCTATGGTTTTAATTCCTTTATGTCTTAATCTTCCAGGGTTATAGTAGTCATCATTATTAGAATGAGCTGTCCAATTAAAACTACCATCGCTTTTCTTTTGAGGTAAATTAAATTGTTTTAATCGATCATTACCCCATATATAGCAAGGGAAATTTTTAATATCATCTAAAAGATCTTGTGACCACCCCCAATTTTTTACTGTACCATAAAGTGTATTAGTCATAAAGGGGGCTGGTTGTTTATTTTCTTTATCTAAAGATAAAAGTATAGTTGAGTTTCCTATATTTCCTACTAATACTACATAATCACTATTAGCCCTAAATATTGGTTGACCATAAAATTCAGGTCTATAATACATGTTACTAGGATCGTCAAATACTGTTTGTTGGAGATTATCTTCATGATTTTGGTCTCCATAAAGACCTGATCCCCTAGGATAAATTATTCTCGTTCCATATGAACTTTCTTCTTCACCTAAAACACCTACTGCTATATTGAAATTAGAGGGTAAACCATTTAAAACTTTCCAATTCTCTGAAATTTCATTTGAAGAGTATGTGTCAGAATCTCTTCCTAATTCTTTGTAGAGAACTCTTCCTTCAATTTTAGAAAATCCCTTATATTTGCCATTAATACCCCAGTTTTGGATATAATTTTGAACATTATTTCCATTATATTGAACTGTGGGGGTAGAGTAGTTTACATTTTGTGGAACTCCATCCACAAATGTTTGTTCATCGTTGTTTCTTCCTATTCTGATAATGATTTCTTCATCTCTATCAAGAGTTAAAGGAACATTAAGGGGTGTTTCACCCGGAAGTTCATAAGGATCATCAGTATAATTTTTACCATAATATCTTATACTGCAACCCCCATCATAATAAAAAAGTGCGTCTGGTTCTGATATTAGGTTGTCTGAAATATCTTGAATTTCAGTACCTTGGCATCTAATTTTTATAAGATAACTAGAATAATTTGCAGTAATCAATGTATCTTCTACATCAAGAAATTTTCCTGTAATATTTAAATCACTAGTTGTTTCTATGGCTTTACCCTCATCTATTCTATTTAATTCATCTAGATTTACATAATATAAATCACCATATAAATTAGGACCTTCAAAAGGTAAATCTAAAGCTTTTCTAACTACTTTATATATTTCTTCATTTTTAAAAGGCCTTTTATAACCTTCTTGCATTATATATACAGTATCGTTTCCATCATATTTTTCGCCATTTTCACCTGCTATTAGAAAAGATCCATTATCATATATAGGGTGCTGTCTAATTTCTGGTTCTAATTGTTCATCTAATTTTTCATTTAAAAAAATAATTTCATCTGTTAGATTATTAATTTTGTTTTCTTTGTTTTGATTACTTAAATAATTAATATAATTATGGATTTTTTCAACAATAGTTGAATGGGAATAAGTACCCTTTTTAGGGGTATTATAAAAAACTTCATCATATACATTTTGGATTTTATTAACATCTACTTGTGTATCTGATTTAGCTAATTGGTTAAAATCTTTAGTATGTAAGTTATTAGATTCCTTATTACTTATAACAGATTTTTGAAGTTTTATATTTTGTTTGGTCATTATCTAACAACTTTAAAATAATATTTATCATCGTATATTTTAGTACCATCATTGTTAATATGTTTAAATAAAACTCTATAGTATCTTTCTGGTTGAAGACCTTTCATATATAATTTAAAAAACATACCTTCATTATCTGCACTTAATTTAGTATAGCTAGTATCAAAGGGGATTATTTCTTGTTCTGTATGGGCGTCTCTTACACTATAATAAGATGCTGTTGTAAAATATCCCGTATTTAGATAATTTGAGGATGATGCAAATTGTCTAATAGGATATTTATCTCTGACATGGATTCTAAAAATAGCTTCATCATTTTGGTTATATTCTTCTTGATTTCTATATAACGAAACATTTAAATTTCCAGATTGTTTTGAACTACCTGTATAGGCTGAAGAGAATGAACTATCATCCCATTTAAAAACTAATTTTGGGGGATGTATAGTATGAGTATCTACTGAAAAGTATTGTAATTCACCAAAACTAGCTGAAGTATTTTCTTCTATAGTTTTTGGTTTTTTAATTAAGAATCCATTATTTGCAATACCTGTGGGGTAAGTAGCATTAGTAAATAAACTAGCACTGAACTTTTTTATTATATCAGTTACATCAAAATTAGTATCCAAAGAATCCCCTATTAAAAACTGTTGTGTAGAGGTAAATCCACTACCCGTATACCATACTCCTCCTCCTTGGGTTATGGGAGATGAACTATCTACAGATCCAGTTGTACTTGAGGCAAAACTTGAAGTAGTCCATTCAGTAGCTACTGTAGTATTATTTCTGTATTTCCAACTAGCACCATTGGAGCCCGTGGGGAAATTAGAGTATCTACCTGTACCCTCATCCCACGATTGAGATATTGCAAATAATTCTAAATTTAAGGTAGATAGTAGGTTTTTAGGTTCTGCTGCTATTAATTGTAAATTAACTTGGGCCGAAGAATTGAATGTTGAAGATCCTATTAAATTTTCAATTGTTGATTGAATATCATCATTTTTAAATTTTATTAAAATTCTTGATGGGTATAAAATTTGGTTTGTTGTACCTCGTTCTTTTACAACTTCAAGAATTTCATCACTACCTACATTCATTTCTGATCTATCAGGGTGACTATATAAAGTTGTATCTATTTCTGGAAATAAAAAGTAATGTGCCATTTTTAATATGTTGTTACGCGTCCTTTAATATCTGTATCTGGGTATTTAATTTCAAAAATACTTGGATCTAACGATGGATAAAGTACCTCATTTCTAAGAGCTGCTTGTATTGGGTAAATATATTGTGAATATCCACTTATAGTTCCATTTTTATTTGAAAATGTAATATTTTCTACTGTTTGTACTCCATTTACTCCTCCTATTAAATTTTTAACATCAGATAAAATAATTGGTTGGTTTATTTGCCATTTATCTATATTAAAATAGTTTTTAAGTTCAGCAATACAATCTAATAGTATTTTTTGATTATTATAATTTTTAAATACGGTTATTTCAAAATCAATAGCTATATTAATAATAAATGCATCTTTAATATTAATGGCATCTGTTAACATTCTATGTTCTTCTAGGTATGTAGCTAGATTAGTTTTAGTAGCTGTATTTAAAGTACTTAATTTTTTATTAGAATCATATCCTAAAGTATATAAGTTTAAAGCTAAAGGATTTGGTATACGGTTCGGTTCAGTAGTTAGTGGAGACATTTGGTCATCTTGTGTTATATATGCTTTAGTTATAGCACCAAATTGTGGGGGCATACTTAAACTTCTAATGATGTAATCGTTTTTAGTTACTGTTCTATTTTGGGTAGAAAAAGAAGATATTGCATTAAGTCTAACATCCTCTATGCTATCTCCAGCTCCACCCCCTTTGGCTGCTTCTACATTTGTAGAACTTACAGAAGATTTTACAAAAGTTAACATACCAATATTTAAATTGGGTTTATTAGTGATTAATAATGTTTCAGGTTGAGTTATAGTATTACTATTTACATTAGAGGATAACCCCCCACCTACTAAATAAGTTACAGTTAATGTTGTATTAGATGGAACCTGACCATAAGCTTTTGTATATAAAAAGTTAGATGGATCATATGCTACATCTAATTTAGATCTACCATCTTTTATCCCTAAACCTATGTTATCGGGATTAGGAATAATTTGTTCGTCTGCTTTATCGCTTATACCAGCACCAAATTGGATTTCCATTTGATTGTTTGGTTTAACTCTAGATATAAATCTCCTTGGGACTTTTTTTAATTTAATTAAATAAGGAGTTTCTCCACTATATTGTTGTAGAAGGGGATCATTAGCTCCTATATTTTCTACTTGTTCAAATATAGTATCCTGGGCTAAATAAGGTACTTCATAATAAATATTCCCATCTGAATCAGTTATTGATTCTATTGATATAATATTTGTATCAAATAGTGTTAATGTTTTAAATTTTTCAGGTGCACCAATAGTAAATGTTTGGGTTTTAGATTCAGCTGAAATTGCGGGGACTGTTTTTTTAATAAGATAATACTCGGGATTATTTGAACCATCATATTGAAAAATACTTATATTATTTATAGATGATGAATAAGTAAAATCAGCATCTTGAGTTGTATAAAAAGTAGATCCCTCTGTTGAACCAAATGTTGAGTTGGCTCTAATATTTAAAGCATAATCATAATCGGGAACATAAGTGTCATTTACTATTTTAGAAGGTACTAATTGGGATATATCTAAATTGGTACTTGCTGCTGAGGTTGTTTTAGGTTTATACCCCATAGCATACGCCATATTATAAAGATTTTCTTTATCTTGAGCTAAAGATAAAAATGTTTCTTGTATTTGGTTATCTGTATAGAAAGATAAAACATCCCCAACATACGCGGACATTTCTAAAAACATCATACCCGGATTACCTTCACTAAAATCATTAAAATTATCAGGAAAATATGTTTGGGTAAATTCTATTAACTGATTTTTAAATGAATTAAAATCTTTATTTAGATATTTTATTTCTTTCTCTTTAGGAGTATTTAATACTTTATTATAGGCCATTAGTTAAAATTTAATTGTATACTATCTGAAGTACCATCTAGTAAACCATAAGTTATACTTATAAATATAGTTTGTTGATCTTCTGAATAATTTAAATCCAGTTCATCAATTCTAATATTTCCCATGTATCTAGCTACTTGGGTTTGAATTTTTTCTTTTAATATAACTAAATCTATATTTTGTTCAAATAATAAATTTCTTAATCCTACACCAAAATTAGGTAAATTAATTCTTTCTCCAGGATATGTTAATAACACATCAATTAAATTTGCTCTAGCTTGATCTGCTGTTGTTTCAGTTCCTGAAAACATATTTTCTTCATTTAAAGGAAACTCTAGCCCAATAGTAAAATCTCTATTAAGATCTAATGGATTTATTCTTCCTGTTCCTTTAATTATAGGCATTAGTTTACTTTTTTCTTGTTAATTGCTTTCATTAAACCACTATAATCTCTTGTAACTGCATCAGCTACTGAATCTGGCATACCTGTTGTATCCATTGGTAATGGGGCTTCAGATGAAAATGGGTCTGATAAACTTACAGGTGATTGGGCTGTTTGTGTATTTGTATCTCCCATTGCCGTTTCATTTAATAAATCATTTAAAGCTGAATTATTTGTAAAATTTCGTTCTTGTTTTTTAATAGGTTTTTTACCCATTATTTTTTCTCTTAAAGAAGTTTTTGTTTCTTCAGGAACTTCTACCATTCTTTCAGTGTGTTCTGTGATTGTTGGTTTAAGTTCATCACGTAAATCTTCTTTAAGTGATTTAATTTCTCTACGTAGAGCATAATCGATTTCTTCTCTAACTACTTTTCTAATTAGATTTTCAAAGGTTTTTGCTTTCATTGTTAATTGTTGTTTGTTAATAAATATAAAGTTTTTGTTTTTTTTATTACTGAATGTTAGTGGGATTAATGGTTTTAAAACTTGTATTATAGTCTTCTTCAAAACTATCTAATACTTGTTTTAAAGTATAAGTTCTTTCTATAGCTTTTGTTTTTCCCTTTACTTGTAATTCTTGTAAGACTACGTTATATTGGTCTTGAAGTTGTTGAAGATATAATTCTAAATCAGAATAAGTAGGTGTTGCTTCACCTTCACTATTATTACCCCCATTATTCAAATTTAAACAATCTACTTGTTGTTGTAGAGCTAATGCAGCCATATATGTTTGTAATTTAATGACTTCATTTTGAATAAATTGTAGTTTGGGTTTTATAGTGTTTATAGATTTTTTAATTTTATTTGCTTCATTTCTAAAGTAAGCTATAATTAGGGGAATAGAGGCAAATAATGCTATATATTCACCCACTTTAGAGTTAGCTTTTTCTTCTTTTTTAGCTGTTTGAGCTTGTATTGCTCCACTAGCTGTGGGGCCAGAATTAGCTAAATATATAAGAGGGGCTAAAATTAAGAAATATTGGAGGGTTTTTACTAAAATTTCTAATGGTTTTACTGTTTTTTGTATTTGTCCTATGGGTCCATCAACATCCGCATTAATTATTTCTGTAATTTTTTCATCTACTTTATTAATTTCATCTAAAGAGGACTTTACATTATTATTAATAAAATTTAATCTATTACTTAAGATAGCTATTTTTTTATCAAATTTTTCTTGTCCTTCAGCACTACAAGAATCCTGGTTTATATCTATTTTTAATTTTTCTCTAATTTCGTTGGGGGTAGGAAGTTGTTTTTTTAAATCAGTGATTTTATTTTTTCCCTCTTCTTTAATTTTTTGTTTAGATCTTGTAATTAAAGAATCTAATTTAGACGAAATAATATTTTTTATAGCTCTAGTTGACATTTTTATACTAATTTAGTGTTTTGACTTTTAAAACTTTCAAAACTATCTTGTATTTTTTGAATTTCTCTTATTCTTTTTTCTAATATATTATAATTAGTAGGGTTCATACCTGTAGGACTTCCAGGAGAAGTAGATATAAAAGATATATTAAATGATAAATCTTGATATACTTTTGCAATTAAATCTAAAATTTCAGTTAAAGATGAAATTAATTCATCACTTAGTACTGCTGGTTGTGTTGGTAATGTATTGTCGAATTCTAAACCTAAATATATATTAGGTGAATTTACTACAAATTTACTTTCACTTTCATTAGGGCTAGTATCAAAATGAAAACTACCATTAGTACTAAACCCTATAGCTTTATTTGAAAATAATAATATACTATCTTCTTTAGCATTAAATGTTAATCTATCAGAATTAATTAATACTTGGTTTCCTTGATATGATCCTGGTGCTTGAGGTATATATGCCATTATATTAAATTTTGGTCTGCTAAAGTTATTCCGTGGGTATAAGCTCCTGAACGAGTAGTAAATTCTGTTTTATACATTTCATGGAGATCTTCTCTATTAGAAGCTAAAGAGCATCCTTTTCTATTATTTCCTTCAACATAAGATATATGAACCCATGCTGGGCTTTTTGTTCCATCCACCCAATCACCTTTTTCGGGAAATTCCCATATCATCTGATTCCATGCAGGTAAATTTTGATAACACCAATTAAATATTAGTGAAGCACGAGATTTAATACTAAAAATATCTACAGCATAACCATATTTATGTTGTGAATTTAGAGCTCCTGATGGTTTTATTCCTTTATTCCCATTATTTAATTCTTTACACCTATAACCTGATGTAATCCATATATCTTTATTATTTCCATTTGTATAAGGTGGAAATGCTTTTCTTATAGGGTCAATAACATTATAATGAAGTTTTTCTAAATTAATTTTTATATTAGCTTCTGAAAAAGCAGGATCTAAACTTTCATCTACTCCTGGTTTATTATTAATATTATTTTTAATTGCGGTTAGTGAACTATAATATTCTTTATATGTAAAATCTAATGCCATTTTTATATGTTTTCTTCGTTAGTATCAGGTAAATCATCTGCTCCTACAAAGAAATTATCATCTATTTCTTCTGTGCCTGCTATATCGTAATAAGAATATGGGGTATCTTGTAAATCTTCTTGGACTATTTGGAGTTCTTCTGCTGGTAGGTTAGATGTTGAATTAAGTTCTTTGTCTTCTACTGTATTAGGTGTTATTTCATCATCAGAAATTATTACTTCTTCTTTTTGTATTTCTTTAAATATATCTTGACCATATGATTCATCATATAAGGAAGCTGGTTGGAAATTAGATAATTGTTGGTTTGAACAAAGATAAATACTTGAGGGATCTTGATCTATATCTTCTAAAATTCTATCCCCATTAAAACTATCTGGGGAAGTTGTTTGACCATTTCTAATTATTGTTATAGGATTTCCTAAATCTCCTTCATTGCTCCATCTGTTAGGTTTTGTTACTTTTGAATTATCTATAGTAGAACCAAATCTTATTGATTGACCAAATCTACCTTCTATCATAATATCTCCTTCATAGGGAAGTAAAGGATTTATATTATCAGCATTTTGAAAATATTGACCTTTATAATATTCATTATCTTCATCTAAACTATCAGGATATGAATCACTGTTAGGTTGTTGATAAATAGATATAGGTGCAAGATAATAATACTCCATCCTACCATTTGTATTATATGATTCACCAGGGGCGGGGATAACATGAACTAATTCACCAGCTACGGGATAATGCGAAATATTATAGTTTAAAGGCTTAGCTACTCTACAAGTAGAAGGATTAAAATTTATAGGTGTAGGTTCATCTAAAAAAGTAAATAATATACTTCCTATAGAATCTTCTTTTCCATATATATTATAATATTTTTCTTGAAGTTCTTTATCTGTTATTATTTCTTGAACTCTAGCTATTTCCATCTTTAGGTGTATCTAATTGTTTAGGTTCTTCAACAGTTTTAGCTATTTCTTCAGTTAAATCTTGAAGTTGAGCCATTTCTTCCTCTGTCAATAATCCACCATCACCCGAATTAGTTGTGCCAGTTGATAAGCGTTGTACAATTGCTGCCATTTTTATTAATGCATCATCGTTTTTTACACTGATTTCCATGTATTCTTTTATTAATGGCACTACAACAGTGGCATCACCCAAAGATTGCACTAATGGCTTTAACTCAGATATAAGTTGAGCTAATTGTTTGGCTTTTTTCTTTTGGTTGCCGTGGATATCTTTCAATAAATCAGAGAAAGAAACATCATCGAATAATACTTGATTTAATGGATCCATACTATTTTGTTATAAATATGGGAAAGTTTAAACTCTTACATACCCTGTTTCGGCATATTCAGTGTAAAGTCTTTTATATAGTTTTTTAAGTACTTTAGTTACTTTAGTAATTACTGGGGTTTCTACACCAGTCATCTCTCTTATATAAATGTATAGTGCTTTCTTATTAAATATTTCTAAATTTTCTCTTCGTTTAAATAATATATTTACAGCATCACATACTTTTCTATCATGATCTTTTTTAAATAAAGTAAACATGTGTTTATCTACATATTCGGTAAAATAGTCTATAAATTCTTTTATATCTTTTTTACGATCATCTCTACCTAATTGACGTAATACACCAGCATCTTCGTCTGCTGCTAATGGGTCTACTTTGGCTTTTTTCTTTTTGTAGTTATTATTATTATATAGTATAAGATAATTTTTACCTACAATAGAAAAATACGAAAATGCCTTAGATCCTTTTTCTGGTTTAAAATAATCTAGTTTTTCTAAGAAAAAACAACAAACCTCATGTTTTAAATCTTCTAATGATTCTACCTCTGTATAGTAAAATTTAAATGTGTGGATTAGATTTTCAGCTAATTTATAAAAAGCGTACGCTATACGAGAACGATATATTTCGTTTCTTTCTTCTTGATTAGAGGATGCTAAATATTCTTTTATAGCAGCGTCTACATCTGAGGTAAAATATTGTTTTTTAGATGGTTTTCTACCTCGTCTTTTTTTAACAACGGGTTCGGGAGTAAGAGAACCGGTGGTAGCCGGTTCTGATTTTTTTTCATTTGACATTTAAGGGTCTATTTAAGGGTAAATTCGTTTAATGCTTCTTGTATTTTTTTAATATCAGTCCAAAACCATCCTATTTGATCATCTCCACTGAAAATACCTCTATCATCAATTTGTTTTAATCGTTGATCACAAGCGTTAATAGCTTCGCTTTGTTTAGTGATAAAATTTTCATATTCTGTTTGTATATCTTCTAATTTTTCTATTTGTTTAAGTAAATTTCTTATTACAAAAAAAGAAGTTACAACTACTACTGCTAATATAATACTAAGTGTTGTCATTAGTCTTTAAAAAATGAATCTATAACATCTAATGTTGCTGATGCTAATTTTGGGTTATTTTCTACGTTTACTTTTTTAGCTGCTCTTAGTGTTTTATCACCTTTAGATGCATTAGCTGGTTTTGATTTAGGAACAGCATCAGATGCATTATTCCATTCTTCAAATTCAATTTGAGCAGCCATGTGATCTGCTTGGTGCATTAATATTGGTAAATGAGTTCTGAGTCTAGTTTCTTTTTGACCAGACATAAAATAAAATTTATTTGACTCATCATATAAACCATCATGGATTTTAATTGTAATATACTCGTTTTGAGTTACTTTACAACCAATTTCCTGTAGTATAAATAATGAACGTTCTGGGACTTTCATCGCAGGTATATCTGTGTTGAATTTATATATTTGTCCTAATTTTTCAACATGCCATTTTGAGTCGTTTGGTTGATAATATTCACCTTCTTGTTGACCCATTTTACCTAAATCATGAAATAAAGCTGCGAAATGCATTTCTTCAACAGTGTACGTTGAAATATCAGCACCCATGTCTTTCCACGTTTTATATAATGAATTAGCGCAATCATACACACGTAAAACGTGATCAGTATAACCACCTGCAAATGCTGAATGGTGCCAATTTTTGCTTGAAGCAGGCATCATCATCATTCTTTCTTTATACTTGTCTAAAAATGGTAATAATATGTCTGTTCGTTCTTTTGAAAACGAAGTTTCTACTACTTGAATGTAACGATTCCAATTTGATTGGATTTTTTCTGCTGATAACATATTATAAATTTCCTGTGTTTCTTACACCTCTAGCTCCATAATTACCATTATAGGAGATATTAATAATATTTTGAAGGTCTTCATAACGATCTTTTAATTCACCTCTTTCCATAAAATGAATTGCATTAGCATTTTCGCCCCTTTTAATAAGATCTCTTAATCTAGCTAAGGATTGATCTAATCTTTCCATTGCGTTTTGTACTTGTTGTTCGTATTTTGCCATAATATTATTTTTTAGTTGATTTAAACGTACGACCTTTTTTTACACCATCCAAATTATCTTTACGAGGTTTTGTACGTTTAATTTTTTGTTTTTTTGGATAGTAATCATCATCAGACCAGCGGTCTAAGTTTTTAATTTTCATTTGTATATTGTTTATAGATTTCATTACACCATACCATATTTTCTTTTAATATTTTTTTACGGTCTGGTTTTAAATTAAGGAAATTAGTAGTTTCAATTAAAGCACCTATTGCTGTTAGGCGATTAATTTCATCTTCAGTACCCACATTTTTTACTAATTTCTTTAAGGAATTCACTTTTTCTAGGTACTGTTCTTTTTTTAGCTCAGCAGCTGTTTTTTGTTTATTTAATTGATTATCTTCTTCTATATCATTGAAAAATGACATAATGTTGGTATCAGGGCGGGGAATGCTCTTTAACGTATCGGACTTTTCCATCCGTTTTAACGCTTTATCTATATGTTTGGGATCGTATTGATTCATAACCGGTTCGCCACTTCGACCTAAAAACCCCTACAGTTGTAGGATATGGAAAATATTAATGTAATCCAAGTTTTTTTTAAGATATTTTTATAAATTGAGATGATAATTTAGTTGATGATGAAGCATATCGCATTACATCGTTAAGTATTTCGTCTGTTTGTTCAGGGTTATCTTCTAAGCGTGATAGAAATTCTAGCCCCATATAATTAGATGTTTTCCAAGAAAGTGGTTTTTCATCATATAATTCTTTAAAATCTTTATCATTTATATTTTCTATAAATCGATCAAATAAATAATAAAATTTATCATAATATTCTTTATCATCAGTTTTAAAAGCAGCTAATGTATCTCGTTGTAGAGGTAGTTGTGTTACATTATTTAATTTTAAAATATCATTAACCCCTGTATGCCCACATTTACCGCCTTGAGCGGCTTTACCTTTTATTTCAGTAGACCAGCCAGTTTCAACACTAAAATTCCTACATGTAATTGAACCACCTGTATATTGAATTTCAACTGTAGAAGATTTAGTAGTAGTTTTATAACCTTCATATTTATATTCATTTCCTGGTGGTATGTTTGGATCGCCAAATACTTTTGAGGTGGCTTCAGCTTTTTTACCGATCATTTTTAATGAAATACCTACTAAATCTCTATCTTCATAAAAACTGGATATTTCACCATTTAATATTTTTAAATCATTTGAAAAAGTCACACCACTAATTTTTGGTGATATTAACCAAATATCAGCGGGATTCCATTTATCATCCATTAGTTTTAAACCTTTTTCTGTTTTAGCCGACTGCCAAGCAGAATATATGGCTTTTACTTGTTCAGAACCTCTATGGAATTTAAAACTATTATTAGGGAATAAATCATATATTTTATTAACTGATTTAGCTGTTGAATCATACCATAAAGGTTTTCTTTCTAAAAATTCTTCTATTTCATCAATTGTAGCATCTACATCTACATGTGGTTGGGCTTGTTCAAAATTTTCTCTAATTAAATCTTCTTTAGTGATTTTCTCTCCTTTAACATAATATGCTATGGCTAAACCAAAACAATGAGCCGATTCCATTATCCTAGTATCTACAGAACCACCTCCAGCACCTGATCCAGCACCAAATTCTTTTGTTTTTTTAAATTGGTTTAGTTTTAATTGTTTACCTGATGTGTCAGTAAATATTAATTTATTAAAATCTTTATCTTTTAATCTTTGAATTGAATCAGCTGATTGTTCTTTATCTATAACAACCATAGAGCCATCCATTAGTTCAAATTCTTCATTATTTTCGATTTTTTTAAGAAAAACTTCTGCGCGATTAGGTTCACGATCTTTTCTTAATTCACCAGGATTTAAAGAAGCTTCAGACATTCTGTTAATAATAGTATCTGAAGGTAAATTTAATTTTTCTAATAATGTTTTTAAAACACGAACATCAGAAGGGTTACCCAGTGATGGATATCCCTTTTGAGTTCGGTAAGACCATTCTAATAATAACTCGTTAAGAGTCATAGCTAATTATCCTTTAATAATATTAGCTAATTTTTTAAATCTCTCTTGAAGTTCTTCTTTTTCTTCTGCTGGTTCAGCATCTTTTTCTTCAGCCTCATCATTATCATCAGCATCATCAGCATCAGCACCATCACCAGCATCATTACCTCCTTCGAAGTAATCTTTTAGCATATCGTAGATTTGACGTAAAGTTTCTTCAGAATCCTCATCACCATCTGCATCTATATCTGCGTCTGATACATCTACTGTTGGTTCTGCCTGCTCTGTATAAGCATCGAATTCTTCTTTAATCATTTCTTTTAATTCTTGTAAATTCATTTTTCTAATTTTAGAATGGTTAATTATTTTTTAGGTTTTCTACCTCTTCGTTTTTTACCTTTAGCAGCTTTAACAACGTCTTTTGATTGTTTAACTACTTGCTTAGCAGATGCTTTAACATCTTCTAATTCTTTTACGACTTCGTCGTATCTGGATTTTAATTCTTCGTCTATTGTTGTTTTAGCCCAAAGAGCATTCCATAAATTTTTTAAATATTCTATCATAACGTGTTTATATTTTTATACTGCTGGTCCTTGTCCCATGTATCCTTGTACGAAATAGGTTGGATGTGTACCAGCGTCAAAACACCCTTCAGCTTGTCCTTTTCCTATACCTACATTTAATTTCATCTTAAGTTGGTTTGCAAAATTAGGACCTGCTGTATTTAGTTTATTTTGCCAACCCGCAATTCTACCATTAATAAAATTACATCTATTTGCTTGAGGCATATTATTTATTGTATTTATCCAATTTAACCCCCATGAGCTCATACCCTCCATTGATTGTCCTTGTGGTAAATTGACTTGTTCATTTTGAAGTTTTATAATTTCTTCTTTAATAATATTTTTAAGTGTTGTTAGTTTCATGATTTTTTATTTATAATTTAAGACCTTTTGATAAGCCTTCTAAATAAGCTTGTTTAGCTATTTCGTAATATACTTTTACTGAATCTTTTCCTTCTCTAAGTGAAATACCATTTTCTTTAATAATTTCAAGTAATCTTAAATGATTAGCTCTAGTCATATCAGTTGAAGCGATCTCATTTTTTTCTTTACCTTTATCAGCTATAGCTTGTTCTTCTTCCTTTTTAATAGCTGTAATTCTAGCTTCTAGTTTTTTAATAGTATCAGGAAGATCTTTACCTTTTACATCAGCAACAGTAACTTTATTACCTAGTTTGCTAAAGGCTTCAACATGTTTTTCAAGTTTTTTAGTAATAGCATCTGTTAATTCAATAGATTTTTTATATTTATCTATATTTTTATCCGATTTATAAGCTTCTAAATTTTTATCTTTTATAAATAATAAACTACCCTTACCTGGATTCTCTTCAGAAGCTTTTTCATCACCTTTATCTTTTCCAAATAATAGTTCTTCAATAGCTTTTATTTCTTTATCAAATCTAGCTGTACCTTTAGCTGCTTTTTTAGCACCCTTAGCTGCTTTTTTAGCTGTAGTATCTTCATCTTCTTCATCAACATCTTTTGCTTCTGTTAATAAAGTTGTTCTGATTTGGGATTTAATGGCTTCTTTTAATTCTACCATTTTATCATTTTTATATTCTTTATCCACCTCTTTCATTTTAAATTCATCTTGTTCAGATAACCATGTTTTAAAAGCAGGCTTTTTTTCTGCATTACGATATTCAGTTTCATAAGTAATTAAAGCAGTATAATATCCACCATGTTCTTCGAGATTTTTAAGAACAGCTTCAGTAGCTTTTTCTCTTTCTCCAGGTGTAGATTCCGCTAGTCGTGAAACCCCTACTGATATTAATTCATAATCCATACCTTTTCTAAATTCGTATGGGTTTAATCTATCTAATCTATTACCTAAATTTTCATAAGAATTACCTTCTTTTTCTCCAGACCATGATGATCCTTCTTTTCCACTAGGTTTACTTGTTTTAGGTGAATATCCGTAAAATTTATCGTTTGCCATTGCTATATAAGTGTTATTCTATGATAAATATAAAATTATCCTAGAAGCTGTTATTGTTTAACTATTTGTTTACTATATCGTTTATTTTCGTGTATGATTGATAAATTATATAATCCATTTGGTAAATCAGATAAATCCAAACGTCTAGTTTCTGTTGAATTTATTAGTAATCTTCCCATTAAATCATATAATTCTACTTTAATATCTAATCTAGTATCTATAGTTAATACGTTTCTTGTTGGGTTGGGGTAAACTGCTATTCCTAATGAAGCAACATCTGCTATATCTGTTGGCCATCCTAATTGACAGTAATCATACATTGATTGACATGTGGGATCCCATTCATTATCACAACAGTAATCATCTACATCAATTACCCAAGCAAAACATTCATCATTTAGCCAATATGGAACACCTGGTCCTCCGTAACAACCAGCATCATATAAACATGCTGTAGAATCTGAAACGTTTGCTGTTGGGTTGTAATTGTAAGCTGAAACATCAGTACAACCAGGAACTGCTGTTATACATGAGTTATCATCAAAACAAGCAAATTCGTTATAGTTAACTGCTAAAGGATCAGTACAACCAGCAATTAAACAACATGAATTATCTGTAGTATTAGCTAGTGGATTATAGTTGTAAGCTAAAGGATCAGTACAACCATAAACAAATGGTAAACAAGATCCGTTATCTACGTTAGCTAAAGGATTATAATTAAACATAGTACTGTCAGTACAACCATAAAT